TCGACCTCTCCTCCCTAATGGGAATCGGAGGATAACTTAGGAGTTACACATGGCTAGACGACACGACTACGTACCACCAGAGTTAGACACTCGCTATGGTAGCTCTGATAATTACGACGAGCAAGCTGGAGACATGGCCGATGACTGGCTAAGTAACAACGACCCTTCCGTTGCAACCGAGAGAGCTATCAATGGTAGCATAGAAGGTGAAGACCTGAATGGTATGTCAGCCTCTGGCATGATGGAACACAGAATAGGCTCAATGTCACAGGGAGTGCAAGCTGCTACTAAGGCAATCATGGGTGGACAACTCGGTACACTTCAATCTCGCATTGCTGCTGAGAATTACTTGAATGTGACCGGTGAAGACCCTAGTGCCTTTGCTAGACGTATTAAAGCACAGACAGGTGGCAATGTCACGATAACTGATGAGTACGGTAAGACACGCACACAGACTCCCTCAGCTTACTCCAAGTCAGATTTACGCATAGCTCAAGGCATGTTCTCTGAAGAGGGCATCGACAAGTACATGAACCGAGGTGTAGGCTCTGCTCAGGAAGGAAACTTCTATGGGATAGAAAGCCTTGAGAGTGCCTATCGAGATTCTCTTAAGGATGCTTATGCGACTGTACGTGCTATTGCTCCAAGAGTCATTGACCCACTGGTTCCAGCTGGGGCCGGTTACGAGACACGACTGCTCCAGGCCGAAGAAGAACTTATCAAGTTTGGTATGGAATCTGTTGGTGGTATCGGTGGTAATCGTTACAGAATGCCCAACCCTAATGAACTTCATGTCAGAGGACGTAGGAGCACGATAGGACGAGGTACAGGTACACAAGGCACACCGTTCACCCAACTGGAGTACGATGCTGCTATAAGCAAAGGAGGCTCCTTATACGGGCAATCCGAAGATGAGACTTTCCGGTACATTCCAAGTGGCTACAAGTCATATGGTCTGGAGAAGGAGGAGTTCAATGAGATGCAGGGTGAGTACCTTGCTGCAATGAAGACCATTAGACAAAGTACCTTAACAGCTACTGACGAAGCGCATGGTAATCTGGAGAGAAGTTCAGGCTATCAACAGTCTCGTGAGGACTGGGATTCTATCTCTAACATGCAGAATGAAGCATACATACAGGACGTAGACAGAAACCCTAACTTCATTGCCGGTGGTGGTAAAGGCCAAGGTGGTACTGGTGAGGAGCAAATCATACTCGAAAAGGTAAGTGATGAATTTGCTGGATTCAACCAAAACATACTACTTAACCCTGACCTAGCTGCTGCTTATGGACAAGGTGATGTAACTGGTGGCTCTGAGAAGGGTGGCATGTACGGAGTAAGTGAAGCTTCAGACTATACCAAGTTTGCTGAGGACTATAAAGTTGATGACAACATTGACCCATTCTCTGAACGTGGTGAGTACGTAGCTCGTATGCGTGGAGCACCAACACAGGGTTCTGCCCAGTGGTTGGCTCAACGTAAACAAGTAGACTTCACAGCTTCTACTATTGGTATTCTTGGCTCCACTGCTGGCACCGATAAACTCGCTGCTAATATTCGTTTGAAGCAAGCTGGTGTTAAAGAAGGTTATGACTACATGGGCCGGTACACGAAGGACACAACCTTTGTAGGCAACACGTATACCAAAGAAGGAAATGAGTTTGAGAATGATGTACGCAGATTCTTCATGGCCCAGGTCGGTGAACCTGCCGGTCTGCAATACCAAGAAGCTTTCTTTGAACGTGGTAAGAATAACTTAAGTAACTTTGGTGTAACACCAGATGCTCGTCTTTATGATGCAGAAGGTAAGAGTGCTGGCCTGGCTGAGTTCAAACTCAAACGTGGTGATGCATTCAACACTGTTCTTGAAGATTACTATGACCAAGTTCAATTACAGATGGCTGTTACTGGTGAGAGCCAAACACATTTATTTGCACTTAATCAACATACCGATGAAACTAAGCATCACTTAGTAGAGGCTGACCCTGTTCGACAAGAGTTCTTAATAGCTCAGGCTAATGAGGCTAAAGCTCAAGCAGAAGGTTTAACATTAGGAGGCACACAAGCTTTGATGAAAACTATAAAGGGCAGAAAGACTGCCAAAGCAAATGCTGTCCCTACCTCTGCTGGTGAGGAAGCAAGACTTGCTACTCTTGAGTCAACTGAAGAGGAAGTAGTAGTTACTGCATACAAACCTATTGGTGCAGAGAATACCTTATTCGCTGAGAAGATGAAGAAGGATGACCAGTCTGCTAAGATGAAAGAGGCTATGGCAAATGCAAAAGGTGTTGATGATATTGACTTCATTGGACCTACTGAACCTGCTGCTTCTGCCAAGGCTCGTAAAGACCTTGCAACTAAGCGACTGAATGAATCTGCTAAGTTGGAACAGTACAGACACATGACTGGTGACGAAACTCACGCAGAAGGTATCAAGGAAAATATTGAACACGATAAAGCTGATAAGGCTGCAAAAGAATTAGAGAAATTATCGAACTCTGCTGCTGGTACTACTGGCAAGCTATTAATATTTGGTGCTGGTCTTTCTAAGGCTGGTAAGATACTTGGAGCAATGGCTGATAAGTTCTTGGGTGAGTCTGCAATTGATGAAGAAAGATTTGCTGCTGAGACTGGTGCCGATGCAGGTGCTATTCGTGGGCAACGTGTAATGCTTGAACAAGCTAACGTGTCTGAAGGTGCAATTAATCAAGCCTTATCCAGGTCTGGTGAAATGCAAACTGCCTTAAGAAGCGAAGTAGGTGCTGGTAAGTTAATCTCTGACATTAATACTAAGATGTTAATGGCTAAGCGTAACGTACCAGAGCTGAAAGATTGGCAACCTATGAACCCTTCTGATTACATTGGCAAGAGCCAACAAGAAATGATGGGTGTCTTCATGGGTGACATGGCCGGTGCTAGTCCTGCTAGCCAGGCTGTGATTGCTGGTGCTTATGGTATGCCTAAAGAGATGGGTATTGCTGACAGCGTAACAGGTGAGGATATTTCTAAAGCCTTCATGTTCATGGACAGTGCAAATGCTAAAGCACAGAACACTGGTATCATGGAAGGTACAGCTATTCATCGTCAATGGGAAGAAGCTTCCCAGACATTGGGAAGAGGTATGGGTTGGACCGCAATTGGTGCCAAGACACTTGCCGAGCGTATGAGTCCTGAAGGTGTGGCTGCTACAGCTGCTCAGGTTGCTGCAAACGCCACTGGCTTTGTACTTGAAGGCAATGTAGGTATGAATGATATAAGTGAGAACTTAAACCCTCGCATGGGAATGAATCCTCACAAGTCAGCTATTCCTTCTCACACAATGACTGCACCACCTCTGCCACCTATTGGCAAGTCCAAGACAGACCTTACAGTTAACAACTATGTTACTGTAGACAAGGATGGTAACTACGACACTACAACTGAAGTTGATGGTGAGGTTGATAAACAGTTCGGAACAGGAACAGGAGACTAACAATGCCAAGCATAAGTAAATTCGGTCAGTACGTAAGACTGGAAGTGAAAGACCGAAGTAATGCTGTAGTGCTTAAAACGTAAGACTGGAAGTGAAAGACCGAAGTAATGCTGTAGTGCTTAAAACTGATAGCCTTCGTGTTGATTTCGATATACGTGATGTGGTAGGCTGGGTAAGAGCTAAGATTGAAATATATAATCTAGCTCCCAGTACTATCACAAAGCTTATGGGTGGAGAGAACTACGTAACTATTACCACAGCTCTACATGATGGACCTGAAGTAATCGTAGCTAAAGACTTGTACATCAGTAACTCAATAGACGTATTCGCTGTTCCTAATAATGTAACTACTCTGTACTGTTATTCTAAACTAAAGAAGTCTACACTGGAGAAGAGAGTTAACGTGCAAGTTGAAAGGCCTTCATTAAAGAACTTGATGGATGCTATACTTGATGACGTATTCTTTGATGGCAATGTAAAGTACATACACTTCCCTGATAACTATGTAGAAGATGTACCACTAAATCTTACATCGAAACAGGAAGGTTCTTTGCAGAGCTGCTTGGATGACATTGGTAAGTACTATCGCTTTCATACATACGTTGATGGTGATGACCTTACTTTAGTTTATGCAGTGAGTCCTAAGAATGCAGGTTCAACAGGGTTAACAGATGCTGAACCTACTGTGATACTTAATACAGACAACATGAGGTCAAATCCAATTATTGGACCGGCCACTATAAACATAACATCAAACCTGGATACCAGAATAAAACCTGGAGCAGTGCTTAGTGTTAAACAATTGTTGACTGCAAGTACAAATGCTACACAGGAACAACTTGAACTTACTGAAGACTACCTTGGCATTATCGCTGGGTTTAACAATTATCAAACTTATAGTGTAAACCACATAGGCTCGAACTGGACAGGCAACTGGACAACTAAGGCAACTGGCTTGGCTCCTACCAAAGGATACAATGCTCCAGTAGGCAAGAACACATGGTTTAGGTGAGGAACTTATGGCTAAACAAATTAACAAGGCTTACATTAAATTTAAGCTGAACAAAGAAGATGCAGAGTACACTCAAATAAGATTCCACTCAGTTATCTTTGAGGACCACGAAGTTAAGAATGACATTACAAAGTTTCCTGTACAATCAGGTTTTGATGTAAGCAATCATTCTATCAAGCGTAATCGCAAGGTTAGCCTGAATGCAATTATAACTGATACGCAGATGCTTTTATCTAGTCAGTTCTTTGAGTATAGTGCTACCAGTAACAGTAAAGCTGTATTCAATATGTTGAAGACTTTAGTACGTGAGGCGATACCTTGTATTGTTGTAACGAACTTAACAGAGTATGACCCAGTACTGTTTACACATTTCAAAACAAAGCAAGAAGCTGGTATGACTGATGCTATAAACTTTACCATTCAAGGTGAAGAAGTACAGTTAGCCACAACAACGAATGGTACGACTCCGACTGAGTTAGTATTCACACCAGTTCCTGATGAAGAACGTGCAGCGAAACTTGAAGAGTTACGACAGGCTGGATATGATGTTGCAGAAGAAGCAGGTATCTCTATTGCTAATGTAGACCTGAAAGATGGTTGGGCAATGAGCACTACTACACCTGCCGGTATACCTTCAAAGATAACTTATGAGCCTACGGTTCTGGACGATGCAACTACTGAGTATTCTTACGACTGTAGTATCTCACCAGATGGAACTGTTACTGATGAGTTCAGCGGTGAAGTACTAGCCTCTGGTGGAGAGTTCTCTTCAAGGTTACAGAATGGTGCCAATGTATTTGGTTCATGTCTTGTCGAGTCAGCAGTATCAGAAGGTACTGCTTTCATTGAGGATACTATCACTACTGCCGTTGGTGACTTAAAGAAAACAGTTTACGGTGGACTATATGAAATACTGGGTGTTAATGGCAACCGCAGCTTTGGTCAAAAGCTACTTGCTATGGGACTTGATTGTTTCATTGTAGGTGCAACTGCGACAGCGAGAAGTGATGATGGTGGATTCCTTATAACGGAAGACCAGTTCGATACAGACCTACCAACAGTTGATGATGCTCTAGCCGGTGCTGCAAGGCATGGTGATGGACTCGCTACGGATGGTCTTAGTCAAGCTTCACCAACCACTATAACTAAACTCACTGGAAGCTCAACAGGAAGCACATCATTCTTTGGAGACCTCTTATGATGAATTTTTCAAATGAACAGTACTCGATAATCTTGCCGGCCAGGATAGTAGAATTCTTTCCTGCCAACCAGACTGCGACTGTTCTAGTGTGTACTGATAGAATAGTACACAACTCTGAATCTACTGATGGCGTAGAAGCAAGGACTCCTATTGAAGGAGTGCCAGTACATACACCTCAAGGTGGTGGCTGGTCTATGACGTTCCCAATTAAACCTGGGGATACTTGCTTGATGCTGTTCAGTCAAACTGGTTACGACCATTGGCTGTACGAAGACAAAGACACAGCTGGGCTACTTGCCAACCTGCCGAAGCCACACTTGCTTAGAAAGTTCAAGGAAGATGATGGCTTCTGCTTTGTAGGTATTAACACAATGCCCAGAGTCATCCCAGACTACCATGCAACCTCTGCACAAATGAGAGGCCCAGTTGCTGCTGACCAAGTTATTTCATTGAATGATGATAACTCAATAGACATAGATAGTGCCTTAAGTGTAACTATCAATGCTCCTACGGTAACAGTCAACTGCGACACTGCTGAAGTAAACGCAACAACCAACATGGACATCAACACACCTATCACTGCTATATCTGATAACGTGACTATTGGTGGAACCTTGGAAGTTACCGGTGCAGTTACTAACCTCAATACTATGGAAGTTACTGGCATCGTTACTAACCTTGCTGCTGTAAACACTACAGGCATAACTACTACTGGTGGTATTGCTGTTGCCGGTGGTGCTGCTGCTGATATGGGTTCTGGTGATATGACCTCCACAGGTACTATGTCTGTTAATGGTGTTGACGTTGAGACACATGTACATCCTTACACTTGGACTGACCCAGCTGGTTCTGGCAGTACAAGCCCTCCAGCATAACAGGAGAAATAAATGCAACTAGCTTTAGATGAAGTGAACAATGACCTTATCTTAAAAGCCGGTGGCGGGTTGGAGCGAGTTGACAGTGGAAGGTTTACTGTTCAGCTCGTGAAGAACCGCTTACTTACAGCTTTAGGCGAATGGCTACTTGACCCTCGTATTGGCTGGCTATCTCTCAATGACTTTGAGAAGAATCCAGACCTG